GTCACCATTGATAGATAGTTCGTCTTTATATTTTTGTATACTTTGTTCTCCTCTTGCATATAATCTTAATCTATGAAACTCATTAGAATTACTATAAAACCTATTAGTACCTGAATCTCTTTTAAACCACTCAGACTCTATAGCTTTAGCAACCTTTAAGCCATATTCTTGGCTATTCTTTTCTAAATCGCTTGCGATTTGACTTGGAAAGTAACCTTTTACAACTGATTCAGCCATGTTATTCTATTATTTTTGATCGCATGCCAGCTTGTTTATATCTAGCAAAACTTATGTTTAATTTTTGTTTTTCCATTGATGCATGTGGAGTATATAGATGCCTGTTGCAAGCCATAACCGCTAGGCCAGAACTTATTGCGGCATCGTATTTAGTTCGTTTATTTATATCAAATCCAGCCCAGTCGTTTAAAGTAGAATTAAAATACATATTTCCATAAGTACCATCTCCTTTTAAACCAACATGATCTTGTATATACATTTCTATTGCAGCTGCGTGAGCTTGTTTAATATCTTCACTTGAATTAGGTATACCACCTATTTCTTTTTCTGCAACAGATAATTTATTCCAAGATTTATCTGGTCTATTCATTGAATAACCTCTATAACCTCGCCTTTTTAAATAATACAATAGACGTGGTTTATTATTCTCTGCAAGTATAGGCATCCCATAAAATACAAGTGCCATTAGAACGTCCTCAAAGAAGATCTCAGCAGTCTGAGGTCTTGCTATGTACTCTAAAAAGAATTGATTAGGCGGACAATTTTCCATAGAAAACTTTGTTAACCCATGCAATGCACCTTTAGATCCTGTCCCATCTACAGTTCCTGATATATCATATGAGTCACAACCAAATGCTCCCATATGTTCATTACCAGGTGTTTTTCTACCGTTTTTAATAATTACGTTATTTTGTAAGTGAACTGGTGGAACCCAGCTAACTTTAAATCTACCATTATTATCAGGGTAAAATACTACTTTTGAATCTTTACTACCCATAGCCCACTGAAAATTACCTTGTGTTATTCCAGCAGAGCTTTTTAAGTCTTCATTATAATCTATTTGTTCGTATATCTTAACTAGGTTAAATATACTGTTATTTGCTTCATCTCTAAAAGCATGTTCCTCTGTACGAGGAAATTGTCTGTAAAATTCATTTAAAGCATCTTGATCATTTTTTAATCCGTCAGCTTCATTTTGCCAATGTTCTATTACACCTATCTCTATTGGATCTCCCTGTGGTCCAAGCGTTTCTTTTTTAGGAGTGTCGAACGTAGGTATTCCATGCATATCAATGAATCCTTCGTAGTTCCATTCCATAGGTATGAACAAAGAATATAATCCTGAGCGAGTTTGGCCATTGGCGTTTCTTTTCGTAACATCTGAATTATTATATAATTTCTTAAAATTTGTTCCTCCTTTATCTAAAGCGTTTGATGTTGAACCCATCATACACTTACCAATTATTCTTGAACCTAATCTAAGCGTGGTTTTTGTAACCCGCCAGTTGTTAAGAATATTTTCTGGACGTTCCCATTTTCCTGCTTCATCATGTACTAGTAGTGCAAGTTTTTCACCATCATAACTATTGTCCCCTGTATTTTTCCAATCAATAGTTGTATCTAATCCAGCTATATCTTGAGTTTTGTTTTTAGACTCAAATCTTTTACGAGTAAACTTTGAAGCTGGTACTCTATATGCAAGTTCTGTTTTAGGTCTATCCATACCGTCTTGTATGGGTCTGAAAAAGAACGGATAGTTGATGGATATTGGTACAACTTTATCTGTAAACATTTTTTTTGCATCAGCACCTGACTTTGATAATATACCGTATCTTGAATCAGATGATACTGTAGCCAAGTTAACGGTCTCTCCGGATGCCATAAATGAAAAACCTGAACGTCTGTTTTTAAGATAACACATTCCGTAGCATCTTGTATCTGCTTTGCAAGCTTCCCAGAATATAAAGAATAGTCTGTTTGCTTCCCTAAAATCTGGTCTCCCAACATCAATCTTGGTCCACTGCAAGTACATGTAATGAGTGCCAGTAATATAGGTAGGAATCTTTTTATTCTGAAACCAATGACCTTCATCTCTTTTAGCGAACTCTTTATCAATATACCCATGCCATCTTTTTTTAAATTCATCTGGATAATCTTTCCAATCAAATATACTTTTAATAGATTTAAGTTCTTTAGGATACTCGTGTGGCGTCCATTTGTCGTTTTCATTATCAACTTCTATTACTTTAGGTAAAGCTATTTTTAAATTTTGTATGCTATACACTTCACCTATCTGACCTGTTTTTGATATAACAACAACATCATGTTCTTTGTTATAACCATACTTCCACTTTTTAGATTTATTTAATCTTTTAATAGTGTTTATTTTAATAGGTTGTATAACCTTATATAAATTTTGTTCGTACATTATTTAGATCTTCTCTCTGCAAAACCACTAAATACTTCAACTTCTTCTTCTTTCTTAGGCTTGTTATTTAGTATATCGTCTTCCTCTTGTATTCTATTTAATATCTCAAATGCATCGAATATTGCGAGCTTTTTAGTGGCTGCAGCGTTCTTGAGTCTATCGGCTGAGATGTCATCATCAGTTTCAACAATAGGTTCTTTAGCAACTTTAATAAGTTCTTTGACTGCTTCATGTCCAGCTTGGATTATATTCTTTTTCGTTTCCTTGACGTTCATATTTAATTGTAATTGATTGAATTCTTACTCTATACATCCTTTCGTCATCTATAATAAATTCAAACTCACTAGTTGGAACGAAACCTACAAGATCATTTTCTTGTATGTAGTTAGTTTTATTGTCTAAGTATTTAACAACACCGGTTAAAGGTTGTTCTTTATCTACACTTAAATTATTTCTAGAATGTATAGGTTTAACAAAACAATAACCATCATTAGCTATCCATTTGTTTTTTTGCTTATACATAAAAACTTGATCAGGCCAAGCAAAATATAAGTCTTCTTTATAGTAACTTTTAGAATTTTTTTCTATACCTTTTATATCGTGGTATCTTCTAAAAATATTATGATGAACAATTACTGTGTCGCCTATTTTAATATCTGTTTTAACAGCTTTAGGCAGCGCTACAACTTTAGCAGTCCTATTTACAAAACTATGATTTTGGAGCTCAGTATTTACAATGAGCTCCTTATCACCAACTTTTCTTTTATTTTCGTATCTTCCTCCTATAGGCTCGATAATAAAATTGAATATGCTTTGCATTAATATTCTAAATTGTATTCCACAGCTATTGCCATGTTCTTGTTGAAATCTTTCCAAGGAAGTACTTCGTCTTTCTTTTTTATGTATACAGAAAACTTAGAGTCTTCTTCAATTATATCACAAATAGTATGACCTCCGTAAACTTCTTGGCCAACAGAATAATGCATTGCATCGTTTTTATAATCTCTGCCAATGCTTATTTTGCGAACTAATTTCACTATGCTTTCTTTAGTACTTCTGGTCCTACAATTTCTTCCCCACCTTCTTCTTCTATAGGCTCGTAGTTTCCAGTTTGAATATCAATTTTAATTTTACCGTACTTTTCTTCTAGCTTAGCTTGCAACTTATTCAAATCTTGTTGAACTTCTGCCGCAGCATGGTTAAGCTGGTGTTTTTGTAATTCTAGGTTTCCAATTTGAGAAGCAGCTTGATTAAGCTTTCCCACAAGTCCTTGCAGTTCCTCTAATTGTTCTTGGCTAATTTTGTTTTCTTGGTTTTCCATAATTTTAATGTAATTTTAATTTAATTTAATTGAATTTAATTATTACGCCCACGGCATTTCCGAGACGTCTTCGTTTGTTGGTATTTTTTGTTCGCTAATATTCTTGGTTATAATTTCTTGCATGTGATCAACTGGGTGATTAGCTTGAGCCCACTCAATAACATTTTCTTCTGTAACTGAAGATAAAGCAGTGAAAGTTTCAGAATTAGGTGCACCAATAGGGCACGCTCCTGAGAATTCTGCAGTGTAAGGATTTCCTTCGGAATCATTTTCATCATCAGTTCCTACGTATTTAAAATTTACGTGTGTAATCACATCCGACAAACCGTCGAGACTGGGTGCTTTTTTCATAGCCGTGATAGCCCATGTGTAAGTAATTG